ATGCGTTTTCAACGCATGGGTTATGTCAATCTTCACAAGTACAACAATGCCATGGCCAAACAAACTGATGCACGTTGGCTTGTGATCTGGAATGACGATGCTGTGATGCAAGGCCAAGGCTGGGACACAACTATCATGAGCTACGAAGGTCAGTTTAAGTTGTTGAGCTTCAAAACGCACAACATGCACCCTTACTCAATCTTTCCTATTGTACCTCGCAAGTGGTATGATATCTTGGGCTACATCAGTCCGCACCCCACACAGGACGGCTGGGTAAGTCAGCAGGCATATATGTTGGATATCTATCAACGCATTGACGTGGATGTGCTGCACGATCGCTTTGATTTGACTGGCAACAACAACGATGACATTTTTGCCAATCGTCCCATGCTTGAAGGCAAGCCCAGTGATCCCAATGATTTCCACAGTGTTCAGCAAATTGACTTGCGCCACAGAGATTGCTTTAAATTAGCGTCCCACATGAAAACCATTGGGGTAAGTACGGAGTTCTTTGAGAATATCTGGAAAGGCACACAAGACCCCTGGCAACGACTGGCCGAAAATGACATCAACAGTCAAATGGTTCAGTTTGAAAGTCCGCACAAGCATCTGTTAAAAAAGTAAATAGTCAATGACATACAAAATAGCCTGGGTGCAACCCAACTTCCAACAAGGTCCCAAAGAATTCAACGCACATTACTTGCCTTATTCAGCTGGTGTGATTTGGAGTTATGCTTTAACTGATCCTTGGATTAAAGAAAACTTTGAATGTACTGACATGGTTTGGCGCAGAGACGCAGTGGAACCATTGGCAGAAAAACTAGCGCAAAATGACATTGTAGCATTTAGCACTTATGTGTGGAATCACCAGTACAACTACACCCTGGCTAGATTGGTCAAACAAATCAATCCCAACTGCTTGATTATCTTTGGTGGCCCAGAGCCTGCGATCACGGATCCAGACTTGTTTCGCAAAGAATCCTACATGGATCTAGTGATTTGCTTTGAAGGTGAAATCACGTTCCGCCGAGTTATCCGTGCGTTTGAAGATAAAAACTGGGAAGACATTCCTGGCCTGTTAGTCAATCGCAACGGCGAAGCAGTGAACACTGGTGAAGCCAAACGCATTGAAGCACTGGAAGAAATCCCCAGTCCGTATCTGTCAGGCGTGTTTGACAAGATTGTTGCTGAAAATCCCGACGTTGAATGGAATGGTACACTGGAGACCAATCGCGGTTGTCCTTTTGCTTGTACATTTTGTGACTGGGGCAGTTTGACATACAACAAGGTCAAACATTTTGATGTACAAAGGGTTTACGATGAACTGGAATGGATGGCAAAACACCGATGTGGGTTCATTAGTATCACAGACGCTAACTTTGGTATGTTCCCCGAACGTGATAATCTCATTGCCGATAAAATTATCGAAGTACAGAATACGTATGGCTATCCAAAAACGTTTTCCGTCGCTTGGGCCAAGAACCAAAAACGCGAGGTTGTTGAGATCGTTAAGAAACTTCTCGACGCCCCAGGTTTTAATCAAGGACTTACCTTATCGGTCCAGAGTCTCGATGTGGATGTACTCGAAAACATCCGCCGCAAAAACATGGAAATGAACAAGTTAGAAGAAGTGTTTGAAATGTGCGAGCAACGCAACATTCCTACCTACACTGAACTTATCTTGGGCTTGCCCGGCGAAAACTTACAGAGCTGGAAAGACAACTTTTGGAAACTGTTCCGCATGGGCAATCACACAGGCCTCACTGTGTTCCAAGCACAAATGCTGGAAAACGCAGAAATGAACTTGCTCCAGAAAAAACTGTTCAAGATCAAATCTGCCAGAGTCACTGATTACTTTTCTGGTTCGTACTCAAACGAACACATCGAAGAAGGCATTGATATTATCACTGCTACCAAAGACTTGCCAGACGAGTTGATGTTAGACGCAGAGATCTTCTCGTGGTACATTAACACTTTCCATATCAACGGTGTCAGCACCTTGTTGAGTCGCCTGGTGTACAAATATGCAGGCACAGATTACAGCAACTTCTACGAAGACTTGTTTGAATACTTGCAGGATGATCCTTGGTTTGCCAAAGAACAGGCAGAAGTGCGTCAGTATTATAAAAATTGGATGACCGACGGACAGATTCGTCACCCCAACATCGGCGGCATTGAGATTCACGGCTGGAACTTGATCCATCGCAGTATCTTGAACATGCACGTGGACAATCAGTACGAAAACATCTTTGCTAAACTAGAGCAGTTTATGGCTCGCTATGACTTGCCGGCAGACTTGTTGGAAGATGCTATGAAATTCCAACGCAAGTATTTGATTGCTTACAACGATCGTCACCAGTATCCAATGAAACTTGAGCTTAACTACAACCTCTGGGACTACCTAACATTTGATCAGCCGCTGGCTAAAAATTCTTATGTTTACAATCTTGATTTCCCCGAAGATAAAAACATGAGTTTTCCACGGTTCTTAGAGTTATTTTATTTCGCACGACGACGCAACTTTGGCAAGGCCATGGTCGAGCTACTAGATGGGCAAGCAACTGGTGCTCGTCGAGGCGAAGCTGCTGCAAAAGCAATGGCAAATGCATGACACGATTGTTTACATTTGGATGCAGCTTTACTAACTATCGCTGGAGTACTTGGGCAGATTGTTTAGCACCTGAGTTTGATCATTTTGAAAACTGGGGGCAGGCTGGGGGAGGTAATCACTACATCTTTAACTCAGTAATGGAATGCGATCAACGCAATCAGTTTGGTCCAGATGACACTGTAATTGTATGTTGGACAGGAGTCCATAGAGACGATTGGTATGTCAAAGGTCGTTGGCAAACATTAGGCAATATGTATAATTGCCCAATCTACAATCCAGAATACTTAAAAACACATGTGGACGATCGGGGATACCTCATAAGAGATTTTGCATTCGTCAAAGGTGTTAAGACACTACTAGAAAGTCGCCCTGGAATAACATGGAAGTTTATGAGTATGATAGAATTTGCTAGCATGCCGTTTCCAGACGATGACACTGGTGAGCACAGAGATGTCATGCGCTTATATGAAGATATTTTTCGTAGCATAGGCCCAAGTTATCAAAATGTGCTGTTCAAAGAAGGGTGGCCTGATAGAAACGGCGATCCACACCCCAGCCCTGAAGAACATTTAGCCTATTTAGACGCAGTATTGCCAGGTTGGGTGACAAAAGAATCTACTCGTGTTAAAATGCGTGAAGAGAGTATCAATCTAAATAAGAGTCCCAAGAAGACCGGGATGACAAAGGTAACAAGACTATGAAATTGAAAATCAGTGAACTATTTTATTCTGCTCAGGGCGAAGGCCGTTATGTTGGCGTTCCTTCTATTTTCTTACGCACCTTCGGGTGTAACTTTACTTGCTCGGGATTCGGCTGTAAGCCGGGCGAAGTTTCGAAAGAGGCGGACGAGGTGGCGAAGAATGTCCATTTGTATAAGACGTTTGAAGAACTCCCGCTCGTTGATACTGGCTGTGATTCCTACGCCTCATGGCATCCGGATTTTAAGCATCTAAGTCCAACATATACCCCAGATGAACTGGTTGCAAAAATGGCTGCACTATTGCCCAACGGCAACTGGCAACAGCCCAACGGCAACCCTGTGCATTTGGTTATCACTGGTGGCGAACCGCTGCTGGGCTGGCAACGAGCCTATCCTGAATTATTGGACAAACTGCATGAAAAAGGTCTGCGACACATTACATTTGAAACCAACGGCACTCAGACTCTAAGTAGAGACTTCAAAGAATATCTCACCAACTGGTATGGTGAAATTACATTCTCTGTAAGTCCTAAACTCAGTGTGTCAGGTGAGAAGTGGGAAGATGCTATCAAGCCCGAAGTTGTGTGGGATTACGAAACATCAGGTATTACATATCTCAAGTTTGTGGTTGAGAAGATAGAAGATTTTTATGAACTGGATCGCGCTGTAGATGAATACAGATTGGCAGGTTTTGCAGGCCCTGTGTTTGTAATGCCTGTGGGCGGCGTGGTTCGAGTATACGATCAAAACAGACTCAACGTTGCCGACGAAGCACTGAAACGTGGTTACTGGTATAGTCCACGACTGCACGTTGACCTTTGGGGCAATGGGTGGGGCAAGTAATGTTTGATAAAATGAAAAACTGGTTCAAGCAGGGACACAATGTAAACCCTGCGCCAACGCAAGCTCGTCCAGAGCCTCCACCGATGCCGCCGAAAGTTAATAAGTCTGAGAAAGAACTAGCCACAGAACGAGGTGAACCTTATGTTGCTGTATTGAGTATGGACGTTGATCCTAACAACTTGCATCAAGGCGCATTTGAATTAGACTGGAATGAAATCTTTGTAGCTCGCTTAGTTAAGGCAGGCTACATGATGAAGCCAGAAGACACTGACGCAGAGATTGTTGATCGCTGGTTCCAAAATATCTGCAGACACGTTGTCATGGAAACATGGGAACAGGAACAAGCCATTCGCAATTCAGGTGCGTTGTATGTCAACACCCGTGACATTGGTGGAGGACGGAGTGAAGTATCATGATTTTTAATCACATTAAGAAACTCAAGTCAGAAGGTAAAAAAATTGGCATCACATTCTCCACTTTCGATATGCTCCACGCAGGGCACATTGCGATGCTCAGCGAAGCCAAGAATCATTGTGACTACCTCATCGCCGGGTTGCAAACTGATCCAACTATCGACAGGCCTGAAACTAAGAATCGCCCTATACAATCTGTTGTCGAGCGACAAATACAGCTTGCCGCATGCCGTTACGTTGATGAAGTCGTTGTGTATCAAACCGAACAAGATCTCGTTGACCTGCTGTTAATCCTGCCCGTGGATGTTCGTGTGCTTGGCGTAGAATATCAAGACAAAGAGTTTAGTGGTCAGCACGAATGTTACATGCGAAACATTGAATTGGTATTCAACAGTAGAGATCATTCATTCTCCAGCTCAAGTTTGCGTAAGCGTGTTGCCGCTGCCGAAACTGCTAGAGTTCTTATGGACGAACCCGATCGCGAAAAGGATCCGCAATTCCCTCTCAGCAGAGAACTAAAAAATGATCCGTTAATGTGGGCTAGATAATGGAACCAATCAAGCCACCTAAAATTATCAAAGTGTATCAGTTGGTCAAACAATCTGGTATGAGCTTGAGCTACGGCGGCTCTGGTTCAACTGGTCTGGGTATGGGGTTTTATTCTACCCAACAAGAAGCTGAACACAACCGCACGTTAGAAACTCTCAAAGACACTACATCCGTGCCAAAACCCAAGTGGCACATCTGGGAATTAGACATTCCCAATCCTGCATACACAGAATGAGCGATGAATCTAATTCAGCCAAGGGTCGCAACAGCTTTGACATAACCACTGGAAACACTCTGGTTAATTTTTTTAACAGAAATGTTACACCTTATGCCACTGAATCCAGCGGTCCTAAATTTGATTTAGTTCCTGTTGAAAAACAAAAAGACATCATGCTCAATGTTGCTCGCATGCATGCCGAGCAAGAATACAATCGCATAATGGATTTGGTCACAGTATTGCAAAAACAAGCAGAAGAAATCAAGCGTAGATTAGATGTTACAGACATGGTCCATGCTGCAAAATACGATTTTCAAATTGCACACGGCAATACATATTGGTTAGTATACGATCACAGAAAACAAATTACTAGATTAAGTATCACAGGCCCAAACGACTGGGCAACAGGCATACCCGAAGGATACGAATACATTACACAAGTCAAATGGCTAGGCGATTATACCTGGATTGAAGTTACACAATGATTTTATATGTAAATGGTTGCAGTCATTCAGCGGCTGCAGAAGCAGCAGTTCCTTATGCCTGGGCCTGTGATGATGGTGAATTGTGGCAACACGGCGAAGAGCCACATCCTGCAAATTTAGCAGTGAGTTACGGACAACATATTGCTGATGCACTAGGAGCAGAATTGATATGCCAAGCAAGTTCAGGAGGCAGCAATGCTCGCATCATGCGAACCACACAACAGTGGATAGAAAACAATCTGGATCTGCTCAAAGACACATTCATGATTTTACAATGGACTACTTGGGAACGTGAAGAATGGTTTCACAACGGTAAATTCTATCAAGTAAATGCCAGCGGTATAGATATTGTTCCGCCTGAGTTGGAAGAGCGTTATAAAAAATATGTGATCAACGTAGATTGGAATGTAAAAACTCCCGAAGCACACGACAGCATTTGGAGAATGCACTTGTACCTCAAAACCCTGGGAATACGCCATTTGTTCTTCAGTGGACACAGCACGTTTAGTGATATCCAAAATCGATACGATTGGGGCTCTAACTACATGCACCCGTATTCTCGGGAGGATTCCTACCATAATTGGCTAAAAAACAACGGTGGGACCTATGCAAATCCCCAAAGTTACCATTTTGATGCCAAAAGTCATTGCATTTGGGCAAAACATCTGTTACAATACATCAAAGACAACAACCTGTTAGAACCCAATGAAATACCTGCTGATTGACACTTCAAACCTGTTTTTCCGTGCCCGCCACTCTGCGCACCGGCAAAGTGACACATGGACCAAACTGGGTTTTGCCTTGCAAGTTACAATGATGAGCGCCAACAAAGTGGCTCGTAAATTTGGTGCAGATCACGTGGTATTTGCACTGGAAGGTCGAAGCTGGCGCAAAGACCACTACAAACCCTACAAAGCCAACCGCGCCGAAGCTCGTGCGGCACTGAACGAAGCCGAAGCCGAAGAAGATCGGCTGTTCTGGGAGACCTATGACGAACTGACTAAATACTTGTCTACTCGAACAAACTGTAGTGTAATCCGTTGCGCCACTGCTGAAGCAGATGATGTGATTGCTCGCTGGATTGCCCTGCACCCCCAAGACGAACACACTATTGTAAGCTCAGATTCAGATTTTGTGCAGTTAGTTGCACCCAATGTGCAACTCTACAATGGCATCACAGATCACTTGTTTACTGTTGAAGGTGCGTTCAACGACAAAGGTAAAAAATTGGCATTTGAAATCAAAAGCAACTCAAAGATCAAAGTTGGCAAAGCTGACGACGACTTTGTCACGCCGGAAGATTATCAAAAGTGGATTTTGTTTATGAAGTGTATGCGTGGTGATCCTGGCGACAATGTGTTCTCAGCATACCCTGGCGTGCGTATTGTTGGCACAAAAAACAAAGTTGGATTAACCGAGGCCTTTGCCGATCGTGGCAAAAAAGGCTATTCGTGGAACAATCTCATGCTTCAGCGTTGGACTGATCACAACAACGAAGAGCACAAAGTTTTAACAGACTATGAACGCAACTGTGAGCTTATTGATCTCACTGCGCAACCACAGCACATTAAAGACACAGTGGACACAGCCATTCGTGAACAAATCAGTCACAAAGACATTGGCATGGTCGGTGCTCATTTCTTAAAGTTCTGCGGCAAGTATGAGCTGATCAAACTCAGTGAACAAGCAGAACCAATTGGACGCTGGCTCAACGAAACATACAAAGGAGCATTGAATGAACATAGTAGCTAAACCAATCATTGACAAGCAATATTGGATACTCAAAAAAGACGATCAAAAGGTTGGCAATATACAGGCCACAGACACTGGTTATCAGATTACCATCGACAACAAAGTTGCCAGCTATAAAACCATTCCCATGTTATGCCGCAGGGAACACATTGAGCTAGAAAAGCCAGTTAAAACCACACCCATGCCTGCCAACATGGTGCATGGGTTTGAGGTCAAGGGCAAAGTATATAATCCACTATGGAATGTGCAGTTAAAATTACCCTTGTTTACCAGAGATACCAAAAGTAAATCTTGGTTTGCCGCTGGTTGGTATTGTGTCAAACAACATCGCAAGTGGAAGATTGTAGAAAACCCCAAACTCATTACCTTGGAACGTTATGCGTATCAAGGTCCGTTCAAAACCCGAGAAGAAGCAAATGACAAATCCGTTTCGTGATCAAGAAAAATTTATGAAAGCCTGTGACCAAAGTGTCGCAGAATACAACGAAGAACAATACACCTTGTATTGCAATCTCATTCGTGAAGAGTTCCAAGAACTGCTGGACAGTACTACTGCCAAGGATGATTTGGATGCACTGATTGACATTCTTGTTGTCACAATTGGTGCCATACACAGTTTAGGTGCTGACGCTGAAGGCGCTTGGAAAGAAGTCATGCGCACCAACTTTGCCAAGATTGACAAAGACACTGGCAAGGTGCGCAAACGTGAAGATGGCAAGGTGCTGAAGCCACAAGGCTGGACACCACCTGAGTTGGAACAGTATCTAAGCAAAACACACTTTATGAAGAAGTTTTCTTAATGCAACCACGCACCAAAGAACAAGCTCGTGCCTGGTTAAAAGCCATGGGCTTGCTCAAGACTCGACGAGTATTAGAAGGTGAAGAGCGTGAAAAAACATTTACCATGCTTAGACTCGTGCCGTCAACGCAGAGTAATAATCAACATCTTTGGTGCGAGAGTTGGACTGTAGGAAACATACAATACGATCATGTCACCGGCAATGGCGTTGATGAATTAGTGGAGATAACAGACGATGAGCTTACACATTAATCGCTTTGTTGATGCAATCAAGGCCGCAGAAAGTCGTGGCCAGCGTGATCTCACAATGAGTCTACGCGATGCCAAAGACCTACACAGTGACATTACTAAATTACTGCTGACCTTGGAAGGTATGCGTAATTTAAAGCCTGCTCAACCGGAAACTATCACTGTGGAAATGAGCGGCGGCAGTTTCAAAACTACGTAGTTTTTGAGATAAATAAACTACGGAGAATACAATGTCACGACCTAAACCACAGGTGCTGATTGAGCACACAGACAAACAGACATACAAAACTGAGCAAGTATTGGCATCTGAAGGTGTGTGGGCAGTGTTCTACGACTCTAAGCCTATCAATCTCAAAACTGGCAATATGCTCACACAGTATCCAGGTCCCAAATACAAAAAAGTATCGTTTAGCAATCCTGGACACGCCAAAAACTTGGCCAAAAAACTCAACATACAATTCCGGACCGACAAGTTCACTGTTGTGCTCTTAACGCAGGGGGCGCAAGTATACCCCGATGTCCGATAAACTCCGATTTGTAAAAGTCATAACTGCCCAATCCGACACATGGACTGTGGATGACGCCATGGAATATTGGTGGCAGAATCGCAATGGTGGCTGGCGACTGACTTCGGATGGGTTCCGAGCTCTAAAACAATATGACCTAGAGCATTGGCAGTTTGATGCTCCAAAGCTCGTGCCCAGCCCTGGACTTTTGCTAGCATTAGATCGCAAACTAACTGCACCTTATTACCTACACATAGGCAAGGACTCACAGATTTGCTTTTTTGACGGCAAGGAAGCAACCATGTATGCCTTGTATCAAGATGTCAAGCGTTTTGTTGCGGCTTTACAACGGTATTAAAACGGTTGACCAAAAAAGCGAGATCGGTTATACTATAACTACACCATCCCAATAACCCCGAAGAAAGGAGCCCTAAATGGCACAAGTATTCCAAACCGGTCCACTGTATAAAGTCACATGTACAGAGTATGAGAGGGGCTATGGACAGCGTGACATGGGAACTTACTACTTTACTACTGAAGAGGAAGCCAAGCAATTTTGTAAGGAATATGCAAGTGGCGATCCCGACTGCTACTTCCGTGCTAGCTACCAAAAAGTAGCATAAAGTAGTACTTTTGTAACCCCGAAAAGTAGTACTTTTGTAGTACTACTTTTTGGTTGACCGAAATTGCAAAATCGGTTATAATACATACATGCAAAGAAAAAAGCGTTCCGATCGTACTCACATTGTTTACTTCATCCAAATTGGATTGGAGTACTACATTGGTATTACTGCCAAGACTCAGCGTACCATCAACATGAGTTTGCGTAGCCGCATCAACAAGCACATCTATCGTAGCCGTACAGAAGACAAG